GCGCCAGCGCCTAACACGTTTCTTGGATTTATTGGAAGTTTTCCACTTCTTCCGGGTGTCTTACCGCCGGGTTTGTTTCGGTCTGGGCCATCAGGTATATCAATATCTGGGCCGCCATTCATATTCCTCATAATAGCACGGGCCAAGGCCATTTGTACTATTGTCGATCCGAACAGTGCTAAAAATCCTGCACCTAATGCTGCATACGTCCACGGGCTGGTAAACATTTCAGATAATATTGCTTTGAATGCTGGAGCGACTAATTCTCCTAACTTTTTAAAAGCAAAATTCAATGCGGCAGCAACTCCTCCAGGACCGTTGAGTATGGCTACAAACTGTTCTAAAAATCTAGTAAGAGCAGGTATTACTTTTTGAATGTTATCAGCAACTAATTTAAACACTGGCATTAATGCCTTTAACAGTTGTTCTCGTAGGGCCATTAATTGTTTGTCAAGATTTAACATGTTTTTACTTGTGTCTTTTAATGCTTTGCCTTGAGCAACTTGGGCGGCGGCCGCTTCTTGACCAAATTTGTCAAGTCCTATCATAGTGGACGCGGCTAGGCCAGTTTTGCTATTTAGATTTAACATTTGTCCAGTAGTGACACCGGTTGTTTCCATCAATTTACCCATTCTTATGGACTCTTCTCTAATAACTTTATTGGCTTCTTCTTGAGATACTGTGCCTTTCCTTAATTGCATTGACAGTTTCACCAATGCAGGAGAATTCCTTGCTATGTCCATGGCCAAGTCATTGCTGGCACTAGGTACACCGTTGTTCAGCATTAAATCGGCCATAGCGTCTGCATAATCTTTGCCTACCTCAGGAACCTTACTCAGTGCTGCCATGAACGATTGTGTTTCTTTTCCCATTGAGCCGAGTTGTCGATAAAATAATTTTAATCGCTTATCCGACATTTGTTCAGCCAACGCTTTTTGGGCTTCTTGGCGAGTCATACCATGCACACGGGACAGCATATCTAACTGTAACAAATGTTCTTTAGTGCTTTCATTTAATTCATTCTGGTTCATGTTTTGAGCACGACCAAGACGAGTCTGCATTGCAAGATACCCTGCGGTCAAGTCAGCAGTTTCTTCCATGCTGAATCCTAATCTTGCTAAACCTTGTTGAAATGGTCCTTGTAGACTTTTGTTAACCGCAGTAAAAATTTTAGCACCAGCAGTGGTATTTCCACCTAGTTGTGCCAGTGCTGAACTGTTTTCAGTAATGGCTTTTACAAACACTTCTAATGGCAACCCGGCACGAGCAGCCATGTCTCTCATAGTGTTAATACCACTGCCAAAATCTGCACCAACTGTACTTAATTTCCTGAACATGTCTATCTGTTCCTGCATGGCTTTGCCCACAGCACCAATAATTGGCCCAATTATTGGGATGCCGCTAAGTGCATCAGTAAAATCAGTAACTTTAGGTGTTGCAGAACTGAACGCAAAGTTAAGAGTTTTGCCTATGACATTCCCAATGCTGTTTAAGACGCCGACTACGTCTCTAAGACCATCCATGAATTTTTTTCGTTTTTCTTTTTCTTCTTCTATGCGTTTGTTAAGTTGATCTCTGCGTTCTATTTCCTCGGCTATGGATTTTCGATTTTTGTTATTTTGTTCAAGATTTTTTTGTTGTTCTTTAGTTGTACGTTTTAGTGCTTCTTCATATGCTCTTTGTATTTTGGCTGCTTCACTTTTATTTGAATTAGTGGCCAAAGTGGCTTGAAGCAACGCATACAGTGTTGCTTCAGTTGCGGCATTTTCTAACAAAATCGGTTGCCCGCCTAATTCACCAGTGACTTCAGCCATAATAATTTTTCACCCAAAATATGCGCATATAAATACTATGCGCTATTTTATTTATCGGAGTTAAAAATCGTGGAAAATATCAGACAAAATCCTTTGCACAAGTATTTTAGACAACCTAAAATATATCTTAGATTGCCTAGTTCAGGAAATTTCTATCCTGAAGGAGCATTGGAGAAAACAGAAAACGGAGAATACCCTGTGTACTCTATGACTGCAAAAGATGAAATTGTAATGAAAACACCTGATGCGTTAATGAACGGTCAGGCAACTGTAGATATAATCCAAAGTTGTATACCCAATATTAAAGATGCTTGGAAAGTTCCTAGCATTGATCTTGATGCTATACTGGTAGCAATACGTATTGCTACCTACGGAGAGATGTTGGATGTCAATGCCATGATTCCAGGCTTAGACGAAGAGCGCACCTACGAAACTGATTTAAGATTAGTATTGGATAAACTGATTAATTCTACATTTGACACTGTTTGTAAAATCGATGATACGTTTGAAGTTAGAATACGTCCGTTAAACTATGCAGAGTTTACTAAAAATTCTACTCGTAGTTTAGAAGAGCAACGTATAATTCAAATTGTTAACGATGACAAGTTAGACGATGCAGACAAACTTGAAAAGTTTGCTGTGAGTTTTAGAAAATTAACAGAAATTACTATCAACATGGTGAGTTCCGGTATTATGTCTGTGATTACACCCGAAGGTACAGTAGATGATCCTGCGTTTATTCAAGAATTTGTCAACAATGCAGACAAAGATATACTAAAAAGTATCATTGCGCACTTAGACGAGCAAAAAAAGAAATTCAACATTGAACCTTTTAAAGTACGTTCTTCTCCAGAAGAAATCGAAAAGGGTGCGGCAGCAGAATTTGAAGTACCTATTACATTGGACAGTTCAAATTTTTTCGCGTAAGGCTCCTTAGCCTTAGTCTGAATGAAGCACTAGACATGATTAAGGGGCTTGATAATCAAGTTAAAGAAATCAAAAACGAGATATTCAGGCTGTGTTGGTACATGCGCGGTAGTGTGACCATTGATGAAGGGTTTGCCTTGACATATGATGACAGAGTCATCATCTCAGACATCATTAAAGACAATTTAGAAACTACTAAAAAAACACAGATGCCGTTCTTTTAAACGGCCACTGCTACTCGTCTACGGCCTCGTCGCGGCGCAGAAACTTTAACGCTGGATTGAGGAGCAGGTGCAGCCGCTGGTTTTGGATTAGCCATTTGATTCTGTGCATTAGCCGCTGCCGCTTTCTGTTTTTCAGCCCTTATCTGTGCAGGTGTTTGTGCAACAGGTGTTGATGGCGCAGGATTGGCTTTCATTTGTGCCTGTGCCGCATTTGCAGCCTGTGCTTGTTTAGTTGCACGAATTTGTGCAGGAGTCATATTGCTGGTATTAACAGGTGCAGTAGTTGTTGCGGCAGTTTTAGAGGCCGCGGCAGGATTTTGCAATGCTGTTTGCGCAGCCAAAACAATCTTCTTAAGATCTTTCTTATTCATCTGCGGAATAACTTGTAACAATGCAGGAATATTAAATGGCTGATTTGACGGATTTGTAGGTGTTTGTGTATTAGGTGCTTGTGCGCCAGGAGTTGACTGTTGTGCTTGATTAGGCTGAGTTGACTGTGGTGCAGTCTGTGTCGCAGTATTACCACCAGCACCTGCTGTGGAGGCTACAGCGCCTCCAGCACCACCAGAACCTTTAATATATTCTTGTGCAGTTTTATTAAGAATAGCAAACACTGAATCTTTGTCAGCACTGCCAGTGAGGTTAGGCGGTACATTTTGTGTAGGAATGCCGTTCTTCAACATAAAGTCTTTGAGATCACCGAGTGTTGCTTCGGCTTCAGGACGACCAGCAGTTCTCAAATATCTTTGATATTCTTTATAATAACGATTAGCAAATTGTCCAACATCTGCTTTACTGTCTAATTGCCCAGCCCATGTCTTTAATCCAGCGGCACTTAATGCGGCTGCACCAATACGCTTCGCGGCTTGTCCTAGCATACCAGCAGGCCCTTCAGCAATCTGTTTATTTTCAGAAAGAATTTCTATCGCTTTCATTCACTTCTATCCTTAAGATACAATATTTAGTATCAATATAGATGAACTACGTTCATCTGTTCTTCGCTTGCGCTCGAACTATTCGACTTCTTTTATTAATTATAGGAATTTATTAAGTGCGAAGCACATTAAATATTATCTAGATTGTGTAGTCACACTTCGCCCTGGCGGGCAAAGTTATTTTGAACATTATCTGAGTTGAGCAGTTCACTTAGCGTTGGCACTATAGTATTTCTACTTGCTTAGGCGGTCATCCGGTACCTAATCGTGCTGTCTTATATGACGGCGGTATACAAACATACGCTAACATGCGTGTATACGTGGGGCGTATTTCCCCTCTTTTAGCCTTTTATAATTGTCTTAAACAGCAAAACCGGTTGTATGTAGGCATATCCGATCTACGTCCTGTTAAGGATAGTTGCTGAGTACTGTTGCGGCACAGATTTCCGTCCCTGAGACCCGAGGTCCAGTTGTTCTTAGACACTTGATATAAGCCAGTGCAAGCCAAAAACCGCTTTATTTTGCCTTAGATTGTTCTAACAGCCGTTGCCTAAGTATGTTTGAACCGCCTACTCTAACGTTGATAATACCGTTATAGTAGTCATCGCTTTCCAGTACTCTGCGTTCAAACTGTTCTCTTGCCTCCAGATATGACATTTCTGCCTTGGACATGCAAAGATATAGTATTTCTCTTGTGAAATTTTCCGGACCTAGTGCGTGGACATCTGCATTGAGCCTATCAGATGAACCATAGTAGTCGCGCCAATCGCTTTCTACTACACTTCTTCTTTTAAGTTTTTTGCCTTTGAGTGGTGGTTTGGTGCGTTTAAACTGTGCTAGTTTTTTGCCTATGTATTTTTGTCCGGTTTGTAGATTCGTAATAAGATACACAAAGCCAATATAGCCTTCTGGAATCTCTTCTACAGGTTGATTTTGATACGTCCACAGCACAATGTTAATTAGTGTTTGTGTCGTCCTTAGCCTGTTCTTTTTGGCGTTGCCTGTCTATTTTTCGTTGCCTGCGTTCGCTGGGTTCTGTGGGCTCAATACCCAACATAGGATTCCCGTGCATTTTAATTCTTGTTTCTTGTATTTCTCTGCGCCTGTGTTTAATTAGTGGTGAAATGTCGTTGAGAGCCGCACGAGCATCTCTGGCACTTTGAATATATCCAAAGTTTTCAAATTTCTCGTTGGCTGTACAGTATCTAATAAATGCCTTGACAATTTTGTCATGCAAACTATCTTCTATTTCGTCACTCATGAATTTCTATGTCGTTGCTATAACTAGTAAAACCGTTTTCTTTAATAACTCTTAATACATTGTTTACTCTACCAATCAATTCATCTCTGTGACTGATCAAGTAAATGTTTTTATGTCGTTCACGACCCATCTTTTTCAATATACCTAGACTGCCTTCAACACCGGCAGCATCCATTCCACTGTCGATAAGTTCGTCAATGAATAACAAGTTAATATTTTGATATAAACTTTCCCATACATCACGGAAACTCCATGACAATCCAAGTATTAGTCTATTACGTTCACCACGACTCAAATTATCAAAGTCTAGATCCTGGCCCAACTGTGTAATTTCAACACTCAAGTCGTTTTGGAATACTACGCTGTGCGGAAGACCGACCTTGTCAAGATAGTAGGTTAATCTGTTGTTAAGATAAGCAAGATTCTGATCAATGATTTTCTTACGAATAAACGAATCTTTGTTAGTCAACAGTTTTAATAAAAATTCTTGATGGTCTTTCATCAAAGTTAAACTATTAACGGAGTCCCACGAAACATCTTGCAGTGCAGTATTCTCTAAATCTTCTATTTGTTCTTGATAGGTATCAAGTTCATTGCGTTTATTTTCTAACTGAGTACCTAGATTTTCTAAATTACTGCGATGGTTGTATGCTTCGTCCAATGTGTCATAGAAAGACACAGGGCGCCCGTTGATATCTCCAATACCATCCAGTTCTTTTATTACAACTTCTAATTTTCCAGCAACATCGGACATGTATATATCTGCTTCAAGTAAATTCTTTTCAGCAGACTTAATCATTTCTTCATGCTTGTGGTCGTGCAGGTCTTGCTCACAGGCAGGGCATTTGTTATCTGCTAATTTTGTAATTTCTTTTTCATATTTTTTAACAGTCTTATCTGCCTGCATCAGCGCAGTTTCTAAAGTAGCACGTTCTTTGTTAAGACTTTTAATTTTAGCCGCGTGGTCGTCATAGGTTTTTAAAAGAGCATGTTGATTAATTTCATGCTCAATGTCTACACCAGCAAGTTCGTCGATGGCTTTTTGAATTTTTGTAATATCTGTTTCTTTATTTTTCTGCCATGCACTTTGCTTCAACTTTAAACTGTTGATACTTTCCTGAATTCTATCATTGCTTTTCTTTACAGCATCGATTTTAGCACTTTCTTGTAGAATGTCGTCTTTGCTGATTCTAATCTGTTCCTTGAGCATTTCTGCTTTTTCACTGAGCAGAGTAATGCCTAGTAGTTGTTCAATGATGGCACGTTGGTCATTGGCCTTCATTGAAAGAAACGGTTCAGTATAGGTGTTTAAGGCAACAATGTGTTTGAACATGTCGTGACTCATACCAAACAGTTCGTCGATGTCTTTTTGTGTTTCTCTACTATCGCCCTGTCCTTCATCGTCGACATCTTGATCGTCAATTACTTGATCGTCGATATAGAATTTAAGCACATTTGGCTTACGTCCACGTTCGATGCGATAAAGTTTTCCATCTTTTTCAAATTCAACAGTGACCAACATGTTTTTACCGTTGATCTTATTGATCAAATTGTCTTTTTTAATGTTTGTAAGTGCTTGGCCAAACAATGCATAACTCAGCGCATTGACAATAGTGGTCTTGCCAGTGCCGTTACGACTTCCGCTGTCATCTCCGCCCTGGTCTAGATTCTCACCCAGCACTAACGTCAACTGCTCTGTGCAGAAATTAACCGCTTGTGTGGCATTTCCCACACTCATGAAGTTTTTTACAGTTAAATCTTTTAATTTTATCATCTGTTATAGGTTATTATAGATTGCAAGCAACACTTTGGAATCGTAGTTGTCGCTTTGAATGTTGGCGATTTGATTGCTGACAATTTGATCCACACTTTCAAAATGTTCAACATCGATGTCGTTGTTGATTTCCACTTCCTTCTTTTCAGGAATAAGTGTAAGTTCACGCAGATCACCGTTTGCTAAAAATGTTTCTTTGATGTAACTGGCTTCTTCGTAACTGATGTCAATGTCGATGCCTACTCTTAGATAAGTTTTGCTTTTGATAAGGTCATCGCCTTCGTCGATTAGTTGACTCAGTTTGACAGTTTTAAACTTAGGTGCATCGGGCCAAACTTTATACTGCGGCTTTCCACCGTGTTCTAAAATCATCATACCACGGTCATCGTCCCATGCATCTGCATAGTTATGTGGAAATGCATTACCAATGTAAACAATGTTCTGCTTGGCTTGACGTTTGTGAAAGTGTCCGCTGAATACATACTCGGGATTTTTAAAGTTACTGGCCTGTAGTTCGCCGTGATCTGGCATCTGTACCATGGCGTTCATCATAAACAATGGAAGTTCAAAGTGTCCAAAAACATATCGACTCTTTAACTTCTCCATCTTTTTCCATTCTTCGCCTATTAACCAAGGCACCATAGTTGTATCTCCTATGGTGGTAATCTCATTTACAATGGTAACTCCGGGAATGTGACGTCCCCAGTCTACCGAATGTACATCACGCTTGTCTTTGTAATACAAGTCGTGATTACCTGGAAAGAAATAGAACTGATCAAAGGCTTTGCCTAGTTTTTCCAATGCTTTAACACTGGAAACCATAGTTAGCATGTTGAGACTGTTACGATTATGATGCCAATCGCCTAGGAAGATGCCAGTGTCACAGCCATCTTTCTTTGCTTCAGCAATGAACCAGTCTACAAAATCTTCGCAGTCTTGATTATGTGTGGAACTATTTGATTTTAACCCAAAATGGATATCTGTAAAGGCAGCAATTTTTTTAAACATAAGTCCTAGTAGTGTAGCAAAAATTTAAAGTAATGTCAATCCTCAGCGGGTGTTTCGACTGAAGCATCGACTTCTCGTTTCATAGCATTTGAATATTCGTGGTTAACCATTCTAGTATTACTAGGGTTCATGCCGTTCATTTCAAGGATGTCGTCTCGGATGTTTTGCATTTTCTTTTCAATATTGATGACACGCACGAACGAGTTAGTAACTGCGGCGGTAAAATATGCAAACGGGTTATCACTTTTTGACTCATCGAATTGTAATCCAATTTGTGTAAGTTGAAGAATTGCCTGACCTTTCATTTCTTCATTGTAAGTATATCCGCGGACGTTGCCTCGAGTAGCGTAACGTTCACAAAGTTTAATATACATACGGGCCAACGTGTTGGTGATCTGTCCGTGCTCTTTGCTGAACTTACCAGTTTTTACACCACCTGTCCAGTGACTTTTACCTACACATTCTAAGTTATCGTTTTCGTCAAACTTCCAATGTTGGAATGCCGGAAAGTTTACCTTTGCCTTGGCATCTGCCGCACTTTTAACACTCTTTTTTCTTCCTGGTTCGTCAGGAATATGCTCGTAGGTCATGATCCTAAAAACTACATCTGTTTTCTCGATCTTTTTATAATCGACTTCGAACTCTGCAAGTTTGACCTTTGGGTCAACAGCCTTGGCTGCTTCAAAGGCCTGCTGGGACAAACGCTTTGCTCGAACACGTTTGGCTTCTGCCACTGTGCGTATGTTGATTTTTTCAATACTTGGCAAGATTAAATCGTATTGATGGTATTCTTGTTTAGTAAAACTTGAATACGAATTTTTACTTTTGTGTATTTCTGCCAATAAATCTTTGTTGTTTAAGTAGTTAACTTTTTTCATTTTTATTGTGGAACTCCTCTATGCTATAATAAACTCAGTAGATAATAAAGTCAATAAATATATGTAACGGAGATAGCCAAACATGACACAGGGTATTAATAAATTTTTAGAAGGTGCTGATAATTTCGGTACCAGCATCGGCGGCAACCTGGGCGGTCTTGTTAAGTCGGGGGTAGGACTTGTACAAGGAGCCAGAAAGTTATTTGGCGCCCCAGGCAGTAGCACAGTGGCTCCAGGTGCAGAAGGAGACGGTGTCTACGGTCAAGGTCAAGCCAAATTTGTATCAAATGGTCCTAAAGACTGGCGGGTACGATTAAGTTTACCCCCAATAGACAGTTTATTTGATCTTCAACTAGGTGGACAAAGTTATGGAACTTACCAAGGTCCTATATTAGGTCCGCTTATAAACAGTAACGGCTTTATTTTTCCTTATACACCTTCAGTAACTTTAACACATTCAGCAAACTATTCTTCAATGGATCCTATACATAATAATTATCCGTTTGCAGCCTATGAAAACAGTAAACTAGATAAAATTACCATTGTAGGAGATTTTTACTGTGAAACTTCTTTTGATGCGGCATACTGGATCGCTGGTGTACATTTTTTTAGAACTATGACTAAAATGTTTTTTGGTGAAGGTGCGTATTCAGGGTCACCCCCTCCGATCATTAAGTTAAGCGGTTACGGGGACTTTGTTTTTAATCAAGTACCAGTAGCAGTTACACAGTTTTCAGTGGAAATGCCCAAGGACGTCGATTATATTCCTACTAGTTTTCTAGTACCAACCGAGTTAAAATCAGGCACTGGGGTAGGTTATGTTCCTGTAAAAAGTGTTTTTACAGTGACGTTGTTGCCTATGTACAGCAGGGAATCTGTTAGAAAGTTTAATTTAAGTGATTTTGCTGGTGGAAAATACCTAAATCCAACTGATGGAAAAGGATTCATCTAATGTCTGCACAATACCCTAACACTAGTCCATGGGCCAAGACTAATCTAAGTCCAAGTTTATTAGGATATTTTAATATTAGACCTGTGGCCGCACAGGACGATGATATCCTTTATGTGATCGAACCTCAGTTTAATTACAGACCAGATTTATTGGCCAATTATCTCTACGGCACTCCAAAGTTATGGTGGGTGTTTGCACAGCGAAACATGGACGAAATTAGAGATCCTATTTTTGATTTTAGATCGGGCATAGAAATATTTCTTCCTAAAAAAAGCGGACTATTTAAATTGTTAGGATTGTAACAAATGGCCACAGCACAACAGGCTATGGGAGCCGAGAATTACGAAAAGTTTCGTAATTTTATAAAAACAAAAGAAAGCGGCGGCAATTATGCTAGTCTTCAGAATGTTAATTTAAAAGACAAAGCAGGTAATGTCATTGCTAGGAATGTTGACGCTGGCTACAGAGGTGCATATCAAATAGGTGCCGAATATGCACAAGGTCAAGGGTTGATCAAATCAGGTATAGAAACAGATTATCGTAAGTTAGGCAGCAATCCGATTGAAAAAGCCGCCAATCACAAAGCCTTGATGGACAACGATAATAACTGGAATAACCCTCCAGGTAGTGTAAAAAACTTTTTAGCAAGTCCAAAAATTCAGGATCAAGCATTCGATAAAGGTACGCAAAAAAACTACCAACAACTGGTGGCTGAAGGTCTGATAACACCAAATACTCCTCCAGATCAAGTAGCAGGAATCCTTGCCGCATCTCATGCCGCAGGCGTAAAAGGATACAAAGAATTTTTAGCAGATCCAACTAAAGCAGATGGCGCAGGCACTCGAGTATCTACATATCTAACCGGAGCCCAAGCCGCTGTTAACGGAAAAGCACCACCACCTTCAGGAAATGCAGCCAAACAAAACGGCAAGCCTGCAGAAGATAAACCTCCAACAGATCCAAAAGTATTGAATGGCACTAACAGATCGTTACAGGAAACTAGAATCGGCAACACAGTTTACATAGGTGGCACGGCTAAAAAGAAACCACCGATCCCTCTGCCATTCCCTAATGTGTTGTCATCATTTTCCAGTCATAATGCCATCATAACACTGAGTTGCATCAGCCGCACCATGCATAGTAATCCTAAACAGTCTTATAAAAACGGAAACATTGGAACTGTAGTTTTACGTAGTTCAGGAGCCGGAGATCTAGCAGGCCAGACGGCAATAACGACAAAAGAAAATCCAACAGGAAAATATGACTTTGGCATCAACAACGTTGAAATAAATTCACAGATAACGTATAACCGTGAAACACAAGCATCAAATGCTTATACTATAAGTTTTGATGTTCTTGAACCTTATAGCATGGGACTGTTTATGCAGGTCTGCCAGAACGCAGCCCAAAGCCAAGGGTGGTCCAGTTATTTAGGTGATACAACATTTTTATTAACTTTTGAATTTATAGGCTATGACGCCGACGGAACCCCTACAAGAATACCAAACACCACCCGCCATATTCCACTCGCGTTTACAACTATGGCAATGACCGCAACTGGCGGCGGATCTGTTTATAGAGTAACGGCCCGTCCCAGCAACGAAACGGTTTTCTTAAATAATTTTAAATTATTTGAACATGACATTTCTGTTGAAGGATCGACAGTTCAAGAAGCGTTGCAATCGGGCGAGCGCAGTTTGCAGACTATTGTTAATAAAAGACTGCAAGAATATGCATCTAAAAATCCAGCCTCCACTGCCTTCGACGAAGTAATAATAATTTTTCCTAAAACACAAGACGTATCTGAATTACAAGGAACTAATCAAGAAGGAAATAACATAGGATTAGAACTTCGTGCCGAAGACGGCACTATTAGTACTATTAAGGTAAACCCTGAAGACGGTACACGATATGATGCTTCAGGGCTAAGTTCGCAAGCGCCGGGAGTTAGCCCCGAAGTAGCAAAAATAAATCCTAACTCCGCAGAATCATTCGTACCAAAAGTAAGTAGAAAATTTTCTGCAGCCAACTTAATACAAGACAGTGATGATTTAAACGCTATTGGTAAAAGTGTTTTACAGTTCGATTCTACTATGTCTGCAGAAAGTGGATCTAACAATCAAAATGATATTCAACTAGATCCAGCAAATCCTATATCTAGAAAGAGAGTTACCTACGATAAAAGCAAAAGACAGTTTACATATAGTCAAGGTACTAGTATTGTTAATGCTATTTCCAGCATACTGCTACATAGCAAATATTGCAGAGCAGGATTAGACGCACAAAAAGTAGACCCAAAGGGAATGATATCTTGGTTTAGAATAGAATCAGAAGTGCATTTTCAACAACCTAAAGAAGGCAACATTGGAGATAACACCGTACCTAAATTGTTAGTTTTTAAAGTTGTTCCTTACTTTGTACACAGTGAAAGAAATACTGCGAACCAAGCGGCTCCTGCTGGACTTGCTGAATTGTCAACAGAAGTTGCCAAGGTATATGACTATCTTTACACAGGAAAAAACACAGAAGTTTTAGGTTTTAATATTGAATTCCCACAAGCAATGTTTAACTCTGTGGCCAAAGGTTCCAACTTAGATGATGCGGCATTAACAGACAACGGCAGAAACGCTGCCACACCTGATTCGCCCACAGCCAAAATTGCCGCGGATAATAGTTCTTACTGGGGCGAAAGCAATGGTCCAAAAATGACATCTAATCCGCCAACACCTGAAAGTAATAACAATGGTGGCACTAACTATGCAGATCAAAGAACACGGGTTGCCGAAGCCTTCCAACGAGCATTGAATGACAGTGAAACAGATCTAGTAAATATTCCTAATTTTACAATAATGGGCGACCCGTATTTCCTTGCCGATAGTGGCTTGGGTAATTTTAGCAATACCGGATCGGGGTCATTTAATGTCACAAAAGATCTGGCCATGGATTATCAAAGCGGAGAAGTAGACATAGCAATTACTTTTAGAACACCAATAGACTACAATAGTTCTACAGGGTTGATGGATTTTGGAGATACACAAATAGTTAGACATTTTAGTGGCCTGTATAGAGTCCTTGAAGCAAGACATCGATTTCAAAACGGCAAATTTACTCAAGAGTTATCATTACAACGCCGACGTAATCAAACTGCTGAAAGCACAAATAAACCTGTGCCAGTAACTGGACAAACACCTGGCGATTTTGTAGTAGATAATACCGCAGGTGTAGCATTTTCAGGTGCCGCACAAAACGATGCTAATGATCGTACTCCTGCAATTGAAGGACCCGCCGCTGGTTCACCACCTGGAGACAGCGCACCTAATCAGCGAGTAGCAGCCTTTAATAGATCTGATCTAGCCAACGATAGCGGAGATTCGGGATCAGCAACTGCCAATCCAACTGCGCCAGGGTCGATTGTAAAATCATTAGTCGACGGCCTTGGAATAATAAGAAATAAAGTAGTGTCTACATTGTTTAAACCTACAAATAGTAAAAATGAAACTCAAAATACAAGCGAATTTAACAACCAATGAATATACATACATTTTTAAACATCAAGGATCACTATGACTACACCTGAAAGATCATCCGAAGGAAGACATAAATTCAAGGGTGGCCCGTATCTTGCAAGAGTGGTAAGTAACGCGGATCCTAAGTACATGGGAACACTCTATGTACAATTACTACGACGAGAAGTGGGTAACACTTATAATCGTGAAGGTCAAACAATACCTGTAAGATATCTAAGTCCCTTCTATGGGGTTACAAATGCAGACAGCACTGATAAAAATAACAATTTTAACGGAACACAAAAAAGTTACGGGTTCTGGGCAGTACCGCCAGACGTAGGATGTACAGTACTGTGTGTGTTTATAGAAGGCGACATTAAGCAAGGATTCTGGATAGGGTGTGTGCAGGACGAATTTATGAACTTCATGGTTCCTGGATTAGCCGCAACAGAAATTCATAATGATCCAGGTGGCAAGGGTAAAAAAGTAGTTGCAGAGTGGAATAAAAAAACAAACGATACTGTACAGTCAGACACAACACTAATTAAAAAACCAGTACATCCTTTTAACTCGGTGTTAGGACAGCAAGGTTTAGCCACAGACGAAACTAGAGGACTTACTACATCTAGTGCTCGACGAGACTTGCCCAGTATGGTGTTTGGCATTTCTACACCTGGACCAGTTGATCGACGCGGCGGCGCAAAAACAGGATCTATCGGTCATTATGAAAGCAAAGTGTCGGGCGCATTTGTAAGCAGATTAGGCGGATCCACGTTTGTCATGGATGACGGCGATCCAACATTGTTGCGTAAAACTCCAGCCAGTGAAGGCCCACCAGAATATGTTAATGTTGAACTTTCAAAAGACGGAGATCCAACATTACCTCACAACGAGTTAGTAAGGATTCGTACTAGAACAGGACATCAAATTCTACTACACAACACTGAGGATTTAATTTACATTGGTAATGCCAAAGGTACTACATGGATAGAATTGACAAGTAACGGTAAGTTAGATATCTATGCCGCTGACAGTGTCAGCATCCACACTAAAAACGATTTGAATATCACAGCCGACAGAGACATTAACATGAGTGCTGGCGGCAAAGTCAATATATTATCTGGCGATAAAATGCATTTAGATAGTGGCGCAGACATGGAAGTTGTCAGCGCCGCTGACACTAAAATAACTACCAGCGGTACTACACATATAAACAGCGGTGGTAATCATTTAGAAACAGCCAGTCAGATTCATATGAACGGCCCAGACGCAGCCACGGCTGGTTCAGGAAATAAACCAGGCAGAGTTCCACAAGCAGAACCTTGGAGCGGCCACGAAAACTTAAATCCCAAAGGACATACTCCTGATGCCAAGCCTACAGATGGCAAGTTGTCAGCAACACTTGACACATTTAAGAAAATTGGAAAATAAATACTGCTATGAATATCGAAAAAAATCTCGTTTCTAGAATCAATGTACCGTCCTCAAAAAGCACCACCATTGTGGGCAGTCGTACCTATAGGGGAATCAGCACAGTTGCAGACTCGGGTACGTTTCCCTTATATGATATTTCATTAATAAAACAAGATATTACTAATCATTTTCATATTCGAAAAGGTGAAAAATTAGAAAATCCAAATTTCGGAACAATTATTTGGGATGTTTTATTTGAACCATTGACTGAAGAAATAAAAGAGTTAATCATTGATGATGTAACTGCTGTTATTAACTACGATCCCCGTGTTCGAGTGGTGGATATCACAGTAAGTGAATATGAAAGCGGCCTACAAATAGAATGCGATTTAACTTACTTGCCCTATAACATATCAGAAAGTCTGCGTTTTAGATTCGACGAAGCCAATAGTATTCTATAAATTAACTACCCACATTTTCTTACACGATAAATAACATGTGAGGGCCATATATGGGTAGCATAGATAGACAAAATCGATTAATTGCCGCGGAAGACTGGACAAAAATTTACCAGAGTTTCCGTAATGCAGACTTTCAAAGTTACGACTTTGACAACTTACGCCGTACGATGATTGCGTACCTGCGTGAAAATTATCCTGAAGATTTCAACGATTATATTGAGTCAAGTGAGTACTTGGCTCTTATTGACCTTATTGCATTTTTAGGTCAAAACCTGGCATTTAGATTTGACTTAAATGCTCGAGATAACTTCCTTGAACTAGCAGAACGCAGAGAAAGTGTGCTACGTCTAGCACGTCTGCTATCCTATAATCCTAAAAGAAATATTCCAGCCAACGGCTTATTAAAGTTTTCTGCTGTAAGTACCACCGAAGAAATTATTGATAGTAACGGTAGAAACTTATCAGGGCAAACTGTTCTGTGGAATGATCCTAGTAACAGTAATTGGTATGAACAATTCATTAAGATTATTAATTCGTCAATGAACGAAATAATACAATTTGGTCGTCCTCAAGACAAAAAAGTTATTGGCGGCGTAGCAACAGAACAATACAGAATTAATGGGTTAAACACAGAAGTTCCTGTATACAGTTTTACTAAAAACATTGATGGTCGAACCATGGACTTTGATATTGTTTCTACAGTATTTAAAGATTCTGATTCAATATACGAAGAACCCCCATTCCCCGGCAACAACTTGGCATTTTTGTACAGGGACGACGGCGGCGGACCAGCAAGTAGTAATACTGGATTCTTTTTACACTTCCGTCAAGGTACATTAGAAGAAGGAAACTTTGTAGTAGACCGTCCTACACCTAACGAAGTTGTAGATTTAGATTCTCCAGGAATTAATAACACTGATATTTGGTTGTACAGTACTAATACACTAGGAGTAGAATCGACTTTATGGACACAGGTAGAATCAGTTGTTGGAAATAACATCATTTATAACTCTACTCAAAAGAATTCTAGAAAATTATACAGTGTACAAACTAGATCCAACGACCGTGTTAGATTAGCATTTGCTGATGGAGTGTTCGGAGATTTACCCCAAGGCCCATTTAAAACATATTACCGCATCAGCAACGGATCATCATATAAGATTTCTCCAGGTAACATAAAAAGTGTTACTATAGATATACCTTACTTAAATCGCAACGGTAAAGCGGAGACTCTATCAATTGTACTATCATTAAAATATACAGTTACTAATGCTAGTTCGCAAGAATCAACATCATCTATCAAACAGAATGCTCCAGGAACATACTATACACAAAATAGAATGATAACAGGAGAGGACTATAATATTCTGCCACTGAGTGTTAGTCAAGAAATTTTAAAAGTCAAATCTGTTAACCGTTCAAGTTCGGGTATTAGTCGATATTTTGATTTAAAAGATGTAACTGGAAAATATAGTAGTACAAACTTATTTGGAACAGATGGAATCATCTATAAAGAAAATTTTACAGAAACATTTAATTTTAATTTTGCAACAAAAAGCGAAATTGAAAGTGTAGTAGTAAATCGAATCATACCTGTTCTTAAAAAGAAAACCGTTTATGATTTTTACTTAGATAATTTCTCAAGTATCAATTTGGGCGTTCCGTTCATTGCGTGGAACCGTATTACTAAAGCCACAAATTTATCAACAGGTTTTTTCTCAAATAATACCACAGGAGAATTTAGGACTGTTGGCGCATTTACAAGTTCTAATCTTCGGTATGCAGTAAACGATAGTTTGTTAAAGTTTGTTCCACCTCCTGGATTTAGAGCATTTGATTCTAAAAATAATTTTATTGCTAATACTGCACCGGTAGTACCAGGAGAAAAGTCGTATATCTGGACAAAGGTAGTTAATATTACAGGTAGCGGAGTTGTTGGTTCAAACAACACTTTACCAAACGGTGACGGCCCAATTAAACTTAATGAAGTAATTCCGTCTGCGGCAGAATTACAAAATATTATTCCTAAATTTGTAAAAGAAATATCAGACAGTGTAAGAAACAGAATATTTGATTTAATATTTGCACAAAAAGAATTTGCATTACGCTATGATGCAGTTGATACTGCGTGGAAAATTATTACCGAATCAAACGTAGATAAAATTTCTAACTTTAGTTTGGGAAAAACTGGCGACATTAGTAATCAAAGACTCGATGCAAGTTGGTTAATTTTATTCGAAACTGACGGCGAAACATACACAGTAACTAATCGTTCTACTAGATATGTTTTTGAAAGTATTAAGGAAGTTCGATTCTTTTTTGACAGCGGCGACAAAATTTACGATACTAACACTGGAAAAATTGTCAAAGATAAAATTTCTGTATTGAGTATTAATCCTAAACCATTAGATGTATATCCGCTGAACAAAAATTATGACTGGGAAATCCTCGACGAGTTCAAGGGTGCAGACGGGTACATCGACAGTAAAAAAATCAGCGTAACTTTCACAGACAAGGACGAAGACGGTGTGATCGACGATCCTGAAATTTTTGAAAGAATTGTAGAAACAAGCGTTGAGCCCACTAAAAAACTTATTTTTCAACAACGTCGAACCGGACTGGATGGAGTTACGGATTACTTTTACATTGCCAACGATGATGATCTGATCCGTACGTACAATACACAATCAGAAATTGATACCAGCGTTCCAGGAGGAATTGCTGAAGGACAACTAGTATATTGCTTAGATGATAAATTAATAAAAAGATTTATTAGAACCGGTCAGCCTCAATTTCAAGTTACAAATGAATATAGAGGATTCTTTGGCCGCGGAGACATAAAGTTCCAATATGTACATAGTGCAGACAGTAGTGCTAGGTTAGATCCTAGTGCCACAAACATTATGGACGTATATGTTTTAACAAAGTCCTATGACACAGAGTATCGCCGATGGGTCAAACAAGAAAGTCTTACAAAACCACTGCCGCCAAGCAGTGATGCACTGTTTATTAACTTTGGAACAAGACTACAAAAAGTTAAAGCAATTAGCGACGAAGTCATATATCATCCTGTAAAATATAAAGAAGTATTTGGATCGACAGCGCCTACAAGCCTTCAAGCAACATTTAAAATAGTTAAAAATAATAATGTATCGGTCAGTGACAGTGATATTAAAGCGTCAGTGACTAATGCAATAAACGAATTTTTTGCAATTGAAAATTGGGAATTTGGAGATACATTTTTCTTTGCTGAGTTGACAACTTACATAATGAATAGAGTTGCACCAAACATTAGCAACATGATAATTGTTCCTAAAGATCCAAATTTAAGTTTTGGTAGTCTGTACGAAATCAAATCTAACTCTGATGAAATCTTTATCAGTTCAGCAACAGTTAACGATATTGAAATTATTAGCGAAATAACAGCATCAAGAATACGAGCCAACGGCGCAGTGTCGACAACACTGAATAATAATATTGGTATACAGAGTTCAAACTATGGCATTTAATAACGATCAAATCGACCCATTTTTACCGATTGGAAATGACGGTGAAAAAACTTCACTAAGTTTTGTACCTAAATATTTTAGAACTAGTTCTAATCGAAAATTTTTAAGCGCAACCATCGATCAGATGATGTCTGAAGGTGAAGTAGAAAAAATAAATGCCTTTATAGGTAGAAAAACATTTGAGCCTTATCGTGTCTTGGACAAATATCTACAAGGTGCCACAAAACAACGTGAAGATTATCAATTTGAACCAGCAGTAATTATAAAAGATTCACTGGACAATGTTACATTCTTTAAAGATTATCCAGACTATATTAATCAGTTAGCAAGTTTTAACAGCGGCGATACTGACCATAACAAGATCAATGCTCAAGAATTTTATTCTTGGGACCCACATTTTAACTGGGACAAGTTTGTTAATTATCGGGATTATTACTGGTTACCGCTGGGCCCTGTTAGTGTTCCTATTGCAGGACAATCTGACAATATTACCAGCACTTACACTATTAAACTTGTTGATGACGGCGACAACCGTGCATATGTTTTTACCCCAGATGGACTAACAAGTAATCCTAGTTTAAAATTATACAGAGGACAAACTTATAATTTTCAAGTAGAGTGTCCAGATTTTGGAATTGCATTTAAAACTGTAAGAGAAACTGGTGATAGTAATTTTTATACTCAGGGAGTTAGTACTGGAAATCAATATGTCGAAAGCGGCACTATTGAATTTACTGTGCCTACTGATGCACCCAACATCATTTATTATGTCAGCGGAACTGATGTAAACACCGGCGGCATTTTTAAAATCTATGATGTAACTGATGCTAGTAGTATTGATGTAGAAAAAGAAATTCTTGGAAAACAATCGTATCTGTCATCTAATGAAGTACAATTGTCTAACGGGATGAAAGTATTTTTTCAAGGAAGAATAACACCAGAAAAATATGCTTCGGGAAACTGGTATGTTGAAGGAGTTGGCACTGCAATCAAGTTGATCAAAGAATCAGATTTAGCAACACCGTCTACATATTCAACAAGTACTAGCATTGAATTTGACAACGAACCGTTTGATAGTCAAGGATTTGAAGTATCAGGTAATCTTCCAAGCAATAAAGATTATATTTTAATTAATAGATCCAGCAAAGATTTAAACCCATGGAGTAGATTCAACCGATGGTTCCATAAAGATATCATAGAAGCATCTTCTCAAATCAATAATTTACCAACAGTGCTTGATCAGTCACAACGTGCTACTCGTCCTATTATTGAATTTGAAGCAGATTTAAAATTATGGAATTTTGGTCGCCAATTTAAAACTAATGTCACATTGGTCGATTCTTTTACTAGAGATGTTTTCAGCACAATTGAAGGAAGCGTGGGCTATAACGTCGACGGAGTTAATTTGTTGGAAGGCATGCGTATATTGTTTACCGCAGATCCTGATTTACAAGTTAACGGTAGAATTTTTAAAGTTAAATTTATAACACACCTTGGTGTTAAACGATTAACGTTAGTAGAAGAAGTTGATACTAATCCAATAGAAGGTGAAACAGTATTAGTGCTCGACGGTGTAATAAACAAAGGTAAAATGTTTTACTATACTGGAAATACATGGAAAGAAACACAGCAAAAAAATTCAGTAAATCAAGCACCGTTGTTTGATGTATTTGACGAAACTGGTATTAGTTACGGCGACGATGTAGTTTATCCAGGTACTACTTTTTTAGGTACACGAATTTTTGGATACCGACCTGGCAGTAACATTGACAGCGAATTAAATTTTGGAATTTCTTATAAAAATATAGGCAACATTGGCGACATATTATTTGACTTTAATTTACAAAAAGATTCTTTTATCTATAAGAACATTGCAGATATTGTAACAGTGACTCTTGATAAGGGTTATTTGAAAAAATCAGCAGATTTAACAAATGTTTCGTTTGTCAACGGATGGGTCAAAGCAATCGCTGACAGTCGACAATATGTTGTTCAACAGTTTGACGGCTCTGACAGAATAAATTATTTTCCTATTGATGTATATGATCAAAGCGGTCTTCTAACTGATCTAGAAACACGGGTTTATATTGACGGTAAAATTATCAGTGAAGAAACAGGTTATATTATTGAAGTTAGAAACGATATTGCATTTGTTAATTTAAGCAGAGATTTATTACCTACAGAAAGTATTGTAATTAAAAGCACAAGTTCTGCTAAAAAGAATAATAACGGGTATTATGAAATTCCCAGCAACTTAGAAAGTAATCCTAGTAATTTAGTTATTGGTGATTGCACACTAGGCGAAGTAATTAATCATTTAAAAACTATAGGCAATTCTAGACAAGATTTTAGAGGAACTATTCCAGGTACTGGAAATTTACGTGACTTATCTAACTTATCAGCATATGGCACAAAGATAGTTCAGCACAGCGGTCCATTGACTCCAGTTATCTATCATTTTACAAATAAAGATCATAATATTGTAAATGCCCTGAGATATTCAAAAGATGAATATAGTAAGTTTAAACGAAATTTCTTACGTGTGGCTAGTACATATGGATTTGATGGTATTACTAGAATACACTTAGATTTAATTTTAAAAGAATTAATCAAAGACAAGACTAAAACCATGCCGTTTTTCTTCACAGATATGGCGCCGTTTGGTGGCAGTGTGATATTTGATCAAGAAGTCATAGACGATTCTATAACAGAATATCCATTGATTTTTGACTTTGACTTGAACACATTGTCTGACAAAGCAGTTATAGTATATCTAAACGAAAAACAACTATTGCATGGCCGTGACTATGAGTTCTTTAATACAAACTTTATTCGTATTTTAAAACCAATCGTTGCTGAAGATAACCTTAAAGTGGTTCAGTATGAAAATACCAATGGTTGTTATATTCCTGCAACACCGACAAAACTAGGACTATACCCGTTATATGAACCTAAACTGTATCTTGATGATACACTAGTAACACCACAAAATGTTATTCAAGGACACGATGGTAGTATTCTTTTAGCCTACAACGATTATCGAGATGATTTAATTTTAGAATTAGAAAAAAGAATCTACAATAACGTCAAAATAAAATACAATACAGAACTGTTTGACATTTCTAATTTTGTCAGCGGATACTATAGAAAGAATGATTTAACTAAAAAACAGTTAGATGATACTATTCGTCAAGACTTCTTAAAATGGAGTAGATTCATTTCTGAAGATTATACCAAACATACGTTCTTTGACCCCAATAATAGTTTTACATATAACTATAAAAACTTTTCTGGCAACGATGGATCAGAAATTCCAGGACATTGGAGAGGTGTTTACAAATATATGTATGACACTGATCGTCCGCATTCTCATCCTTGGGAAATATTAGGATATAGTCAGCAGCCTGATTGGTGGACATCTGTATATGGTCCCGCACCGTACACACGTGATAATCTTGTATTATGGAATGATATAGCCGAGGGTATTATTAGAGAACCAAATAAACTAGTAATACGAAATAGTAAATTTGCAAGACCGTCGATAATAAACCATATCCCAGTAGATGAGGAAGGAAACTTATTATCTCCGTTAGAGTCTGTTGCTGTTAAAGATTATGTTTTTTATCTTGCAGAAGGTGCATTTAGTTTCGGCGATTTTGCACCAATAGAAAA